AAGAAGTGTATGGTGGTCATACTATTTGCGATATTATAGAGGAAAAAGATAAATATTCTGTTTATATAAGAAAAAACAAAAACGTTATACCTTGGAAAGACTTTAACAAGAATATGGCTGTTTCTGTAGAATATAATTTAGAGTATTAATGAAAAGTGCATATTGCTTTTTAGTTGAACCTAAAGGTGATAGATACAATAACACTATTGATGTTGGTGATAAAAAGCTTATAGTTAACACTGAAGTTTACAATCATCAGTATGTCAATAGAGAAGCTAAAGTGTTAAGTGTACCTATTATAAATAAAACGCCTATAGCTAAAGGTGATACAGTTCTTGTGCATCACAACGTGTTTCGTAGATGGTATGATGTAAAAGGTAAAGCTTATTTTGAAGATAATAAGTATATTATTTCAGAAGATCAAATATTTCTATACAAAAGCAACAATGAGTGGAAGCCATTACCAGGTTACTGCTTTATTCAACCGTTAAAAGCTATAGATAAATTTAATACACAAGTCGAAAGACCTTTAATTGGAGTTGTTAAATATTCAAATAGTGTAGTTAAAGTAGGAGACTTAGTAGGTTTTGATCCTGTATCTACTTACGAGTTTGTTGTAGATGGAATTAGGATGTATAGAGCTTATTCTAAATTTATTACAATTAAATATGAGTATCAAGGAAACGAAGAAACGTATAATCCTAGCTGGGCGCAAAGCAGTTGATGAGTTGATAAAGGTTGCTGAAGAGCAAATCATTACTAACACGGAAGATGATGTATCTGCTGATAGACTGAAGAACGCTGCGGCTACTAAAAAGTTAGCTATATTTGATGCATTTGAAATCCTCAACCGCGTACAAGAAGAAGAGAATATTTTGGAAGGAAAGACACAAGAAGAAAAAAAAGAAAGAGTATTTAAAGGCTTCGCGGAAGGCAGATCAAAGTAATAGCGTTTTTGATGTACGAACAAACATTATATAAAATAGTTGAACCAGTTAAGAAGACTACGATAAGTCGGCTTAACAAAAAACGTAAATGGGAATATGGGTACAATAAAGAACATGATATTGTGGTTATCAGCAAAACTGGTAAAATTGGACAAATATATGAAATCCAAGGCCTGCAGATTGGCTTGCCGCTGGAACCATTGCGAATGCGCTTGCCTGACGCAAAGAAATGGCAAAAGCTAGAATATCCTAAAGAGCTAAGTAAGCTTAAAAATATATTTGACTGGAGAAATTATCCTGAAGAACAAAAGGATAAGTGGTATGATTTTATTGATGAAGAGTTTAAGCATAGAGATGAAGGCTATTGGTTTAATAATAATGGCAAGCCTACATATATAACAGGTAGTCATTATATGTATTTACAATGGAGTAAAATAGATGTTGGCGCTCCAGATTTTAGAGAAGCTAACAGACTGTTCTTTATATTTTGGGAAGCATGTAAAGCAGACAAAAGATGCTACGGTATGTGTTATTTAAAAAACAGGCGTAGTGGTTTTTCTTTTATGTCTAGCGCAGAAACAGTTAACTTAGCTACAATATCGAGTGACTCTAGATATGGAATACTATCGAAAAGTGGTGCAGATGCTAAGAAAATGTTTACCGACAAAGTTGTTCCAATATCTATCAACTATCCGTTTTTCTTTAAACCGATACAAGATGGTATGGACAGACCTAAAAGTGAACTTGCTTATAGGGTTCCTGCAAGTAAGTTTACGCGTAGGAAAATTACTGCAAACGAAAAGCAGGAAGAGCTGGTTGGACTTGACACTACTATTGATTGGAAAAACACAGGTGATAACAGTTATGACGGTGAAAAGCTTAACTTGTTAGTTCACGATGAAAGTGGTAAGTGGGAAAGACCTGATAATATTCTAAACAACTGGCGAGTTACTAAAACTTGTTTAAGGTTAGGTAGCAGGATTATAGGTAAGTGTATGATGGGATCAACGAGTAATGCTCTTGATAAAGGTGGAGATAATTTTAAGAAGTTGTATAACGACAGTGATGTCACAAAAAGAAATAGAAATGGTCAAACACGCTCTGGTTTATATTCTTTGTTTATCCCAATGGAATGGAACTATGAAGGATTTATTGATGAGTTTGGACGACCAGTTTTCGATACCCCAACACGAGAGTGTTATGGACCCGACGGTGAACTAATAGATATTGGTGTAATAGAGAACTGGGAAAACGAAGCTGATGGATTGAAAGAAGATCAAGACGCACTAAACGAATTTTATCGACAGTTTCCAAGAACTGAAGAGCACGCGTTTAGAGATGAAACAAAAAATAGTATATTTAACTTAGTTAAAATATACGAACAAATAGATTATAACGAAGGAATTAGAAATGACTCTGTAATTAATACAGGAAACTTTCAATGGGCAAACGGAGTTAAAGATACACAAGTAGTATTTTATCCAGATCCAAAAGGAAGATTTAATGTAAGCTGGTTTCCTTCTAGTAGTTTACAAAATAGAGTTATATTAAAAAATGGTGTCAGGTATCCAGGTAACGAGCACGTTGGTGCTTTTGGTTGTGACAGTTATGATATTAGTGGTACCGTAGATGGTAGAGGATCTAAAGGATCATTACATGGACTAACTAAGTTTAGTATGGAAGATGCTCCACCAAACCATATGTTTTTAGAATATATAGCTAGACCACAAACCGCTGAAATATTTTTTGAAGATGTGTTAATGGCATTAGTGTTTTACGGCATGCCATTACTAGCAGAAAATAACAAGCCAAGACTTTTGTACTATTTAAAACGTAGAGGTTACAGAGGATTTAGCATGAACAGACCAGATAAAGTTTGGAATAAGTTATCTACAGCAGAGAAAGAAGTTGGAGGTATACCTAACTCAAGCGAAGACATTAAGCAAGCTCATGCGGCTGCTATTGAAATGTATATCAACGATTATGTTGGTCATCTAGGAGATGGTAACTACGGAAATATATATTTTAACGAAACGCTAAACGATTGGGCAAAGTTTGATATAAATAAAAGAACCAAGTTTGATGCAGCTATAAGTTCTGGTTTAGCTATAATGGCTTGCAACAGACATTTATACAAACAGTGGAAATATATCACAAATAATTAAATAATAAATATGGCTGAGTCAGTTATAAAAAGTTATTTTCCTAGTCAAGTCGTTAGCGATTTAGAAAAAGTAAGCTACGAGTATGGTTTAAAAGTCGCTAAAGCTATAGAGCAAGAGTGGTTTCATGATGAGGGTTATAATAATAACAAGTATAAAAATAGTAGTAAAAACTATCATAATCTAAGATTATACGCTCGAGGCGAGCAGTCAATACAAAAATATAAAGATGAGTTATCTATAAATGGTGACTTAAGCTACTTAAATCTAGACTGGACTCCAGTACCTATTATTCCAAAGTTTGTAGATATAGTTGTAAACGGTATAGCTGAAAGAACTTACGACATTAAAGCTTTTTCTGTAGATGCTAGTGGAGCTGAAGAAAGATCCAGCTTTATGGATGCTATAGCTGGAGATATGGAGATGAGAAACTTAGACTCATCTATAATGCAGTCTACTGGTATAAACACTAGAGAAAGTGATCTTGATGTATTACCAGACACGTCAGAAGAACTACAGCTGTATATGCAGCTTCAATATAAACAAGCAATTGAAATAGCAGAAGAGCAAGCTATAAGAATGTTGTTTGAAGGTAATAATTATGAATTAATTAAGAAAAGATTTTTTTATGATTTAACTGTTTTAGGTATTGGTGCAGTTAAAACTGGATTTAATACTTCTGAAGGTATTACCATAGATTATGTTGATCCAGCAAACTTAGTTTACTCTTACACAGACTCACCTTATTTTGAAGACATTTACTATGTTGGTGAAGTTAAATCTATACCTATTAACGAGTTAGTTAAAGAGTTTCCTCACTTATCTCAAGAAGAGTTAGATGAAATAGAAAAAACAAAATACTTCCATAGAAATAATTATCATAATAGATACTCAGACGACAAAGAGGATAGAAACAAAGTACAAGTTTTATACTTTAATTATAAAACATATTCTCACGAAGTATACAAAATAAAGAAAACAGCAACAGGCGCTGATAAAGCTATTGCTAAGGATGATACTTTTAATCCACCTGAAGATATGAACGGAGAGTTTACTAGAGAAGCTAGAAAACTAGAGGTTTTATATGATGGTGCTTTAATATTAGGTACAGATAAGTTACTTAAATGGGAGCTTGTTAAAAACATGATACGTCCTAAAAGTGATTATACTAAAGTTAGGATGAATTATTCTATAGTAGCGCCAAGAATGTATGACGGTAAAATAGATTCGTTAGTTAAGCGAGTTACAGGTTTTGCTGACATGATACAGCTTACTCATCTAAAACTACAGCAAGTAATGTCTCGTATGGTTCCAGACGGTGTTTATCTTGATGCTGACGGTTTAGCTGAAGTTGATCTTGGTAATGGAACAAACTATAATCCACAAGAAGCTTTAAACATGTTCTTCCAGACAGGTTCTGTTATTGGTAGATCGTTTACTTCAGAAGGGGACTTAAATCCTGGTAAAGTACCTATTCAAGAAATTACATCAGGATCTGGTGGAAATAAGATACAAGCTCTTATCGGTAATTACAACTATTACCTACAGATGATTCGTGATGTCACCGGACTTAACGAAGCAAGAGATGGTAGTATGCCAGATAAAAACGCTTTAGTAGGTGTGCAAAAACTTGCTGCTGCAAACTCAAATACAGCTACTAGACATATATTGCAGTCTGGATTATTCTTAACAGCTGAAATAGCAGAGTGCATATCTCTAAGAATATCAGATGTAATAGAGTATTCTCCTTCTAAAAGAGCTTTTATGGAGGCTATTGGTCATAGAAACGTGGCTAAGCTAGAAGAAGTTTCAGAGTTACACTTACACGACTTTGGTATATTTATTGATTTGTCTCCAGATGAAGAAGAAAAACAATTATTAGAAAACAATATACAAATGGCACTACAACAACAAAGTATAGAGTTGGAAGATGCTATTGATATTAGAGAAATTAAAAATTTAAAGCTAGCTAATCAGTTATTAAAAATTAGAAGATCTAAGAAGAAAGAAAGTGATCGCAAGCTTCAAATGCAAAACATACAAGCTCAAACTCAGTCTAACGCGCAGGCTGCACAAGCTGCTGCTCAAACTGAAGTGCAAAAACAAAACGCTATTACTCAAAGTAAATTACAATTAGCTCAA